TTCTGCGCACGTATGAAAGGCATGAAAAAGAAACGTACAGGTTCAAAAACTGCACGTGATCCTAACTCTAGGATCAATAAATCGTTACGAAAATGGAATTGCTAACACGTGTTGTGCCGAAATTGCGATCACGACTGTCATTGCGGAAACAACGGCGTGTGTGCCGTATGCAAATGCGCAAATTGCGAGCATAATGCCTTAGATGAATTTTGGGATCGAGTTAGCGAAAAGAAAGTTGACGTAGAAGAATAAAAACAGTATTCTGAGTTAGCATTATAAGGGTAATCATCATGACCGCTACATTTTTAGGACTTCAAAGCAACGCTAAGATTAGCAAATCTGCTCGTGAAGCTTTTAATAGTACGTATGGTGGAAAACCTTTTCTTGAAATTGCACCTGCTTTAAAAGCTTTAGGTTTAAATAAAAATGATGCCAGAGTAAGACAAAAAGATGGTGGAAGAATTAATTATGCTCTTGGAGGCAGTGGTGATATGCCGGATGCTGTTGGTCCAATGGAGCCAGGTTTCGATCCAGATCCGAATGCTCCTCCAGTGATGGAAAATAGCTCTTTACAACTTGTAGACATGATTCAATCAATCGATGATCCAGAGAAAAAAATAAACACATCCATAATGCTTCTTATGCAAATGGGAGAAGAAGCAATTCCTTTACTAGAGCAAGCTTTATCAACTGAGGAGTTTGTTGTTTTGTCAAAAAAATTAGAATCTTTACCTGAAGAAGATTTAGCTGCTGGAATTGCAGGATTAGATACATCAGGAATGATGGCAAATATGGATGATGACGATGACATGTTGGACCCTGATGCAATGCAAACTGATCCACAAGAATTGATGAGAGAAATACAATCACAAGGAGCTGTACAAACAGCAAGAGCGCCTTCACAAGAAGGTATCATGTCAATGATGAGAGGCTAGAATGGCTATAGATAGAGAGATGCCGCTTAAAGAACAAATGAAGTTCGATATGCGAGCAGAAGAAGTTGATATTATGGAAGGTGACCCTCAGCTTGATGCTGATGGTGGAGCTACAATTAACTTTGGTCCAGAAGTTCAAATGTCAGAAGGCCACACTGAAAACTTAGCAGACTTTTTAAGTGATGGTGATCTGGATGTTATATCAAGAGATTTAGTAGAAGCGTACGAAGGCGACAAGGACTCAAGAGAAGAATGGTCGTCTACTTATGCCGAGGGTTTAGATTTACTTGGCATGAAATATGAAGAAAGATCAAATCCATTTCCCGGTGCGTCAGGTGTATCACATCCGTTACTAGCAGAATCAGTTACACAATTTCAAGCACAGTCTTACAAAGAATTATTCCCTGCGGGAGGCCCTGTAAAAACCCAAGTCATGGGTATGACCAACCCTCAAGTTGAGGCACAATCTGGTCGCGTTAAAGAATTTATGAATTATCAACTAACCCACGTCATGGAAGAATACGAACCCGAGCTTGATCAAATGCTTTTCCACTTACCCTTATCAGGTTCGGCGTTTCGTAAAATTTATTTTGATAATACACTAGGACGACCTGTTTCTAAGTTTGTATCATCAGAAGATTTAGTTGTTCCATACGAGGCAACTGATTTAATGACGTGTGCAAGAATTACTCACGTTGTAAAAATGATGTCAAATGAATTACGTAAGTTTCAAGTATCAGGATTCTATCGTGACATAGACTTAGAAGATCCAAAAGATGATGACCCCAGTAAAGTAAAAGAAAAGATAGATGAAATTGATGGAAAGAAAAAAGCTTATACAAAAGATAATGTTCACACATTATTAGAAATGCATGTTGATCTTGACCTTCCAGGTTATGAAGATGCCAATGAGGCAGGCGAAGAGACTGGAATTAGTTTACCGTACATTGTAACTATTGAAGACAACTCAGGGGAAATTTTATCAATACGTAGAAACTGGAATGAACAAGATCCACTCAAAATTAAAAAACAATATTTCGTACATTACAAGTTCTTGCCAGGTCTTGGTTTCTATGGTTTTGGTCTTATTCATATGCTTGGTGGTCTCACAAAAACCGCAACCTCTATATTACGACAGCTTATCGATGCCGGAACACTTGTTAATTTACCAGCTGGTTTCAAAGCAAGAGGGCTTAGAATTAGGGATGATGATCAACCTCTAGTACCAGGTGAGTTTAGAGATGTTGATGCCCCTGCTGGAGACATTCGTAATTCACTAGTTCCATTACCTTACAAAGAACCATCAGGAACGTTATTTAATTTATTAGGTTTTGTTATTGAAAGTGGTAAATCATTTGCTGCGGTTGCTGACATGAAACTTGGTGAAGGTAATGAAGTAAATCCTGTTGGTACTACTATGGCTCTTCTTGAAAGAGGCATGAAAGTTATGTCTGCAATTCATAAAAGAATGCACATGGCTCAAGGTAAAGAGTTTAAATTACTGGCTCAATTGTTTGCAGAAACACTACCAAACGTTTATCCATATCAAGTAGTAGGAGGAAATCAAGCAGTCAAAGCACAAGACTTTGATGAAAGAATTGATGTTATACCTGTGTCGGACCCTAACATATTTTCAGTTACACAACGGGTAACTCTTGCACAACAACAATTACAACTTGCGCAAGCTGCACCGGAGATGCACAGTTTACCAGAAGCATACAGAAGGATGTATGAAGCAATGGGTGTGCAAAATATAGAAGCGCTTATGCCTCCACCACCACAGCCACAACCAAAAGATCCTGCAACTGAAAATTCAGATTTACTGGCAGGAATGCCTGCACAAGCTTTTCAAGGGCAGAATCATGACGCTCATATTGCATCTCATTTTTCATTAATGACAAGCACAGTTGTTAAAAGCAATCCTATGGCAATGGCAAATATTCAAGCTCATGTTATGCAACATATTTCACTAAAAGCTCAAGAAGAAATTCAAGCAGAAGTACAACAACAGATGATGCAAATGCCTCCTGAACAACAACAGATGATGCAACAACAGATGATGATGGAAATGCAAAACAGAGTTGCAGAGCGTGAAGCTGAATTAATTGATAATTTTGTAACTGAATTAGAAGATGCTTTAAAAGATTCTACGCAAGATCCTCTTGTTGAATTGAAAAAAGAAGAGTTGGAATTAAGAGAACAAGATATGGAACGTAAAGCTCAAGAAGCACAATTAAAATTAGAACTTGAAGAACGTAAAGCTGATGATCGAAAAGAAACAGATGAAGACAGAATTGATCAGCAAAAAGATGCACTAGCTATTCGTTCAGCGATTGCTGCAGAAAAATTAGAAAAAGATTCTAAAAATAAAATGATGGATAAAGCAGAAAAGATTACTGCTAATTTAGAAAAGACAGCTGCTAATATTTTAAACCCTAATGGGAGACAACAGTAATGAGTAGTCCAGACGCTCCAGGAGATAGAGGACCCGGTGGAAATATGGGAGGAGGAGGTAATAGAGATCCTCGAACACGACCGGATAAACCTATAGGCAGACCCGGCGGTAAACCACCCGGTGGTGGACAAGGCGGAGGACCTAAAGATCCTTGTCGTCCAGCAGACTATGTTTATGATCCTGTTACTGGAAGTATGGTTCCTCCTCCTGGTTGTCCAGGAGCTCCAGGAGCTCCAGGTGCTACTCCTGATCCTACTCCACCGCCTATAGATTATGATATCATTTACGATTCTGGAGTTGGAGCAGTAATGCCAGATGTTAAAACTGGAATTATTGCTGATCAATATGCTAAACTTTTAGACGTTCCTTATCGTCAAGCTTTTATGCCTGGTGGACCAGAAGATAGTATTTTTGCAGCAGAAAACGTTATGCCTATTGAAACTAAAGCAGACCCTCGTCCGTATAGTAAAACAAATCAAATTCCAATTCGTGATTTACTTAAATTATCTATGAGAGACGCAACTGATGCTGAACTGTTAGGAATTGAAACAGGACCAGACAAACCTTTAATGTCAAAAGACCCTTACAAAATGATGTCGTATCAATTAGATTATATGGCAGCAAAAAATCCAAAGAAAAAACCACCAGTAGGCGGAGGTCCTGGTGTTGGAAAACCAAATCCTGTTCCTTTTCCTATTCCGCCTAATATTATGCCACCTTATCCAGGACCCATTACACCAAGACCTGGTGGGCCCATTATTCCTTTGCCAATTGTAGGTCCAGGACCAATTACTGGAGGACCAGTCAAAAAACCGCCCGTTACACCAAGACCTGGTGGTGTATTTACACCTAGCCCTGGAGGCGGAGGTGGGGGAACTTATACGGGACCTGGAGTCAACTTACCTGGTCCGGTTATTCCTTTACCAGGCATCGGCGGACCACCAAAAACTGGTGGTAATTTAATTCCTCTTAGTAATGAATTAGGTTTTACAATCGATAATGAAGGCAATAAAATTTATTCTGATGCAGAAGGAAATCCTGTGTTTGCAGCTGATGGAGGTCGTATTGACAAAATGGACGGTGGTATGATGATTATTGAAGATGGGGTTGCAAATGACGGTATTGGTAGTATACTAAAGAAATATAAAGAAATAAGATCAGAATTATAAAGTAATGGACGGACTATGGTTAAGCGATAAGATACTTCGTATCATTCGCGACAAAAAACAAAAGACGACAGATTTTGTTATGCAAGGTAGCACGACAGAAAGAGCTGACTATAATTTTATGATTGGTCAATATCGTATCTTAGAAGAAATAGAAGATGAGATAAAAGAAATCTTAAAAAAAGGAGAACACAACGATGAGTGATTTAATATTGCCCACGCACATGGCGAAAGCCAGAAAAAAAGAAAAAATAAAAGTTGCAGAAGAAGGAAAAACAATTGAAGAATTAGAAAAAAACCAAAAGAAAGTAGAAGAAATATATGGAACAAGAGAATCTAAATACCTGGACCCTGATAATATTGACAGCGATATTGCTGAAAAGCTACCTCGTCCCACTGGTTGGAGGGTTTTAATTTTACCTTATTTAGGTGCTGAACGTACAAAAGGTGGAGTTATTTTATCGGATCAAACACGTGAAAGAGAGCAGTTAGCAACCGTTTGCGGTTATGTAGTAGCCACTGGCCCTGATGCGTATGGAGACACGACTAAATTTCCTGAAGGACCATGGTGTCAAAAAGGTGATTGGGTGATATTTGCACGATATGCAGGCTCAAGATTAAAAATTGACGGTGGTGATTTAAGACTCTTGAATGATGATGAAATACTTGCTATAATACAGGATCCGACTGACATCTTACACATGTAAGTCATCTTGCAATAATTAACCATGGAGAACAAGAACCATGCCAGAGGCAGAAAAAATACAAGAC